ATACTGGAACGCCCGAATGTATACATCAAACAGGAGGTGTGCGTCAGTAAACACCTCTCCAATCTGCGGCGTCCTGCTTCGCGTAATCACAGGCCGCAGGACCGGCGGCATCACGTTTGTCCTGCGACGGAGAACAGCGGTCTGGTCGTCAAGGTCACCGGCGGTCGCGCCTATCGTGTGGCATATTGGCGCATAAGTGTCAAATGAATAGACACACGACGGCAGTTTTACGGTCCATCCCTGAAGTGCTTCCTCAAAGCCTTCGTCCGTCAGAGGAGCCGCGTAGTCAATCATCCGAGCCCGCCAGTAAACGTCGCGGCCGTGGACGAACGTAATGCCTTCGCTACAAGTTTCTGGTACATACGCGCAATTCACTGCGCCGTTGCTGAAGAACACGGCGTTCGCAGTTACCGGGGTCGGCGGGTCGCCCGAGAAATCAGGGAAAAACTCAAGCATCTCTGGGTTCTGAATGCACAGTTGCGCTGGCCCTGCGTCAGCCGTAAATGTTGTCTCCCTTGCCGGATACCAAGTCAGGTCAAGTAGCCCGTCTGCGTACTCCTGGTACCACGCGGTGCGTATTACTGTGGTGCAATCCTCTAGGTCAGCACCCGTGCAACTAATGCCCGGAAGTCCGACGTGTGTGCTGAAGTAGTTCCCGCTCCGCTTCTGCGACCACTCCCCCCAGAATCCTTTGAGCGTGACCGTGACCGTTTCTGGCATCTGGCACTTTGCCGCGATGCAACAGCACCTCGGCTCGCCCCAGAAGTTGTATAGGTAGGAGAATACGTCGTCCCCGTACCGCCCCAGTTTGAAGTCGTCTTCTATCGTCCCGTATGGCACTTCAGCATTCCGCCGTAATGAGGATGTTTGTGCCGCCAACTGAAGCGAACGCGCAATATCTGACGCGATCGTAGTTCGGCGGTATCGTCACGAAGATGTTTAGTACCGAGGCAGTTTCGGGGGAGCCGTTGCTGTACTTTGGAACAAGTGTGCCGTTACTGACTTCGTAAAGGTTCACCGTCTTAAACGTCCCCTTTTCCCACTGCGTGCCTGCGGTGCTGTACGCTCCGATGCTTACCGAAGAGCCCGCGGCCTGTCGCAGGGTAGAGTCTTCAAATCGGGTAGGTATTTTACCATCGCCAAACGAAAGCGGCATCGCATCGACGCGACGGACGGTCGAGGCGATCCGTTGCGCGAAACTCTCGGTGATTTTGACGCCTTGTGACATTGGGTCAATCTAAGCGAAGTCTCATAAGGCCCATGTTGAAGTCAGCGAATACTTGGCATCGCTGCACAAGAGGCATGAGGGAGAGTTTTCTCGGCGTGCCGTTCCAGTTAAGTGCCACCGGCTGGGCGCTGGGGCGCTGCGCGGCTTTTGAATTAGGCGCGGAAATGAGCACGTTAGCCCGGCTGTTTTCGCCCACCAGAGTCGGCTCAATGACTGCATTTGCAAGGCTAGGATCAATAGTGCCCAGGTCTGTTAGTTTCAGCGCAAGCGACCCCTTTTCGACAGTGTTGTCGGCAGTCGCCCCGGCCACGTTTTTCACGTTGAAGCCCGACACGGGGATGGCAATATCCCAGCCGAGGAACTCATTTAGGTAACTATTAAACCCAGGCTTGTACACAAACTCGTAGTTTGCCTTCCAGCCTCGCCATCGCCTATTCCCAACGATCTCGGCGTGTGGCGTTGCCGATATGCCTTTCAGCATCACGCTCCTTGCACCGCACTGAAGCGCGCCTATCCTGAACGCGGCTGTGTTGACCTGACCCACATACATGGCGAATATGTTCGGGTCATTTGCCTGTGTTTGCTCCACCTTGATCGTGACGATCGGCTGCATCGTCATTACGCCGTCGTACATATCGCCGACCGGGTTTTTAGCCATGCCCCACTGGCCTACGCCGGGTGCTTGCGGGGGCCAGATGGGCTTCCAGTGCCAACTCGGCGCTTCGATCGCGCTGGTGTCGGTGCTCCAGTTAGCCTTTCGAGCCTCTGGGGGCTGCGATCGGGGGTCCGCGTTCCCGCCAGCGCCAGTCTCGTACCCACCGCTCTGGAGCGAGAGTGCTTGCGACGAGTAGTTCGCCGTGACGATAAAGACATGGCGACTGTCGCCGTCCGGCTTTACGTCGATGGAGTCGCAAACACAGAATGGATTTAAGGGGTGCAGTTGCCCGACCGTAGTTCCGACGCGAGGTCGGACGTCATCGGTAACGATGTCCTGCGGGTTCTCGTAGACGATCTTCCACACCCGCTGAAAACGCAAACTGGAAGACCCGGAGCCTCCGGCAGCGTCAAGGGCGAGCGTAGCACTTGAGCCAGACGTGATTTCTTTGACTAACTTAACGCCCATTAGAGATTCACCACTACGCCCGTCGATTGCAGGACGGCCCTTTCAACGGCTTCGAGGAGGCTTGACTGCTTCTTTAGTTCGGCAAGGTTCGCATCCCTCGCCGAGTCGTCGCCTCGAATGAGGCGGTTAAGTTCGGAGGCACCCTGTGCCGTATTGATGTCGCTGACGTTGAGGGCGGCCCTGGATGGCCCCTGAAGGCGTGCTGTCATCACCTCCTCGCCCAACTGGGCGTAGAGCGGGGCGACGTCCTTTGCCATCTCCATAGCGGCTTTTCGGGCAAGGCCGCGAATCTCATTGCCTCGCCCCTCGTCTCGGAGGAACTTTGCGGCGTTGCCGAGGTCGCCGGCCTGTCTGGCGATCTCTTCCTTTCGGCGATCCTCTTCGGTTCGGCCCATCTCCAGGCCACGCTCGATCGACTGCCGCCGCTGCATCTCGCGGTCGGCCTTGTCGGCCTTGTCGCGTTCAGCCTGAACCTCTGGGCGACTCTCGAACTCGCGTTGCTGTTCTGAACGCAGGCGTCGGGCCTCGGCGGCGGCGTCCTCGCGCTGCGCGGATGTACCGCTCTCGCCCGCCGCAAACTTCTCAAGTTCAGCGATCCTGTCGGCCCGTGCCTTCGCCGCCGGATTCTGGCCGGTCGCCATCTCATCCTCGAATGCCACACGCTGCTCGTTGATGGACTTTTCTGCGCGCTGCCTCTCGTCCTCGGCGTCCTGCATTGCCTGTTCGGCACGCTCCCGCTGCCCTCGTGCCCGTCGGGCCTCTGGCGAGTTTGCGCCGAAGGTCGCCGCCGCCTCGTTCTCGCGCCGGCGAGCGTCGCCAGCCCGGCCGGTCGCCTCACCGACCAAGGTGTTCTGGAGGGTCATCGCAGCCTTGTTAAGGGCTTCTTGGAAACCGCCCAGCGCGACGGACGTGGCGAGGATTTCTGCCGCCACGTTGTTCTGGGCGTCAATCTCTCCTTGGATTGCCCGCGCTCTCTTATCTCCTTCCGGCGTCCTCTCTCGGATGGCCTCGTCACGACGCTTCTCAAGGTCGCTGCGTCGCACCTCCATTTCAGTCATCTGGCCTTGAAGGTTTGAGATACCAACGCCGGACAGGTTCTTTCGGGCTGCGTCAAGCATCCCCTCGGTGCTGAAGGACTTCCGCAAAGCCTCCCAGACCTTGTTGTCAAGCAAATTGACGCGAACCTTTTCGATCCGGTCGCGGAGGTCGTTCATCGCGTCGTCAAATGGAGACTCGATACCGGCAGCGATAGCCGCCTCCATGTCTCGCTGGAGTTGCTCCATCTCGGTGCGCAGGTCGAGCCCTTGTATTCCGCCACCGAGGGCTGCGGAATCGCCGACGACGCTGTCCAGGCTGGCTGCCATGCCCGACATCTGCCGCTGACGCATCTCGTTCGCAAGGGCGATGCGGTCCTTTTCCTGGGCGCTGGCCGCATCCGCTGCATCGACGGCTGCCCTGGCCTGCCGGACGCCTGCGCGTTGCTCAAACCTACGCCGGAGTTCCAACTCGGCTTCTTCGGCGTCGATCCTTGCCTTCTCTTGATCCTCGGCAGAATTCTCTCTGTTGGCCGCCCCCGCCCTGCCGGCCCTCACCCGCTCGGCAAGGGCCGAGAGTTCAGCGTTGCCTGGAATCTCTGCCTCAAATTGAATTCGCTCTCGATTGAGGGCTCGCTCTAGCGCCCGATCGCGGCCTTCTTGATTCCTGGCTTCCGCTTGTGCGTCAGCCGCCGCCCCGGCGAAAGCGGGATTTCGATTGGCCGCCCGACGAAGTTCCTGTTCCCTGTTCTGCGCCTCCTGCACAAGCGTGCGAGAGAGAGCCACGGCGGCCTCTTCGATCGCGCGTTGGAAGATGGCGACGGCATTGGCGGCGGCTTCAAGTTGTGTCGTAAGCCGATCGACGCGATCCAGTTCGTACTCGGCCCTGTTGGCTCCGAACTCGTCGCCTCTCGTCCTGGCACGATCTCGCTCGCCTTCCAGTTGCTGCCGCATCGCCTGCGCCCTGGCGATGTCGGTGGCGATGTTCGACGGGCCGATGCCGCTAAGTTGCTCTGCCGCGCGGTCGAGCCGTTCCTTCGTCGGCACCAGAGCGCCGAGGGCTACGTCGCGAGCGAACTTGTCGGCTTCTTGATAGAGGAACTCAAGAGCCTTCGCAGCGTCGTCAGCGGCCTTCTCTAGTTCCGCCGTGTTTCCGCCTTCCCGAGTCACCTTCTCCAGTTCGGTGATGATGGCGGCGAACTCCTCCGAGACGCCGGCGATCTGTGACTCAAACTGCGAAGTGACGTTGCTGCCCAGGCCCAGGCCGGCGACGCGGTCGCGAACGCCGGGAGTCAGTTCGGCCGCGGCGGCGGCGGCCATCGCGCGAGGCATGAATCGTTCGTTGCGACGGAGGACGATGTCCTCTTGAATCCTTGCCCTCTCCTCCTCCAACCTCGCGATTTGTTCTCGGGCTCGCCGGATTGCCGTCGTCCCGCTCGCCTCACTAGACATTTCTGGAACATAGTCTGCGCGAGCCCTCTCAAAGAAGTTTGACGATTTGATTGCATCGCCTAACTCCGCTATTTGCTTATCGAGGGCGGCAACCGCGTCCTCTGGCCCTTTGACGTCAGAGGCTTTCTCTCCTGACGCCTCCCTCGCGCGACGGGCAGAGGCCGCGTCCGTCGCCTCCCAGTTCGAGCGACTCGAACCACGCAGGGCTATTTCCGCAGCGCGGGCCGCGTTGAGGTCCGCGTTGACTTGACTCATCGACGGAGGGGCTATGCTTCGGGACTGTATTGCGTCCCGCTGCTTCTTCGCCTCGTCGAGTTCTCGCAGCAACCTCGCTCTGGCTCCGATGTCCGTAGCCTTCTCGACTTGCCCCTCAAGGGAGAGAACTCGGGACTGCGCTTGCGCGAAATCGGCGCTGCTTCCTAACACCCTCGACTTCGCAAGTTCGACGGCCTCTGCCCTGCGATCTTTCGCAAAGTCTTCGGCCTTCGACTGACCTCCACCCATCCCTGATTCACGAAGCGCTTTCCCGAGTTCTTTGTAAGCCTCGGCCGTCTTCTCTGCGATATTCTTAGACTTCTCAAGTTCGCCGTTTAGAGCCTTGTTCTGCTCCTCGAACTTACTGAAGTCAAAAATTGCTCTGGCAAGCGGGATGGCGAGCGTCGTCCCGATCACAGCGCCCAGACCAATCCAGAGCCCTGTTGTTCCGCCCAGGATGAACGCCATCTGCGTGATGTTGTTGCTGATGGCTCGGAGTTTGAACTCCAGGCCGCCAGTGGACGACATGAAATCGTCGACGGCAAATGCAGCCTGCCCCATAGCGAGGTTAAACTTGTCGGCCCCCATGCGGCCAACGTCGCCCATGCTCGACCGCTGGACGTTCTGAACGAATCCTGTCGCCTGCTTCTGAGTCATCAACTTTTCGGCCACTGCGACTTGGGCAATCTTGCCAAGGAGTTCGTCCAAGTCCTTCTTAGTGGTGGCTGTCGAAAGCGTGCCGGCCTTCGCAGAGTCGATTAGCGCCTTCTGATACTTCCCGATCGCGGTCGCCACCGGCCCGCTGGCTGTCGCGCCGACGGCAGCCATGCCTTGACGGATGGCTTCCAGTTGCGACGAGTAGCCGCTAACTGCGTTGCTATTTAGGAACGAGCCGAAGTTTCCGCGGAACTGTGCCGCCGCCTGGGCTCGCTTGAGGTTTCGCTCAAGGTTGACTGCTTCTTGGGCTGCCTTCGCGAGTTGGCCGGCGGTCGGGTTGTTTCCGAGGGCGAATACAGCCTGCTTCGCCTTCTCCAAGGCGGGGATTAGTTTCGCTTGAACAGGAATCGGAAGGTCGGACATCGCCGACTGAAGCGACCGAACTTTCGACGCCAAGTCTCCGACACGAGCCGCCGACGAGTCCGGGGAATCGCCAAACATTCCCTTGAATCGCCTGTCCTCGTTCTCCCGCAGCCTGTCTGGGAGATAGTTTGGCGGAAGAGTCGTCGCGCGTCGGCTGAAACGAACCGTCGCAGCGTCGATCTCCTCGTCTCGCTTTCGGTTTTCCTCGGCAACCCTGTCCCGAAAGAAGTTGGGAGGAAGATTTGTTACCCGGCGGCTGGACAAGCCAATAAGGTGACTCTCAAAATCCTTGATCTTCGACGTCGCCTGGGATGTGTCGACGTCGAGCGGAAGTTGCTTCGACAACCTTGCCATAAGGCCGTCGAGGACGTCCTGAACCCGTAAGAGTTTTGCCTCCGCTTCAGCACGGCCAGCGTCGGTGGTTGCTCCAACAACGCCAGAGTAGGCATCCGAAGCCCTCTGCGCGTTTCTGTTGATTCTCTGGGTGAGCCTTGATACGTCAGGCGCGCCCTCCATAAACGAGGCGGGCTGGCCGGCTGCCCTATTGGTGAGCGACCTTGCGGACTGAAGTTGTGCCGCGAGCCGCGGGTTGGCGAACGCCAACTCCCTCCCGGTGCTCATGCCGCCGATCGCGGCCTGGGCTTCAGCCAGTTGCTTTAGAACTGAGAGCAACCCTCGGGCCTCTCTCGACACAGAGCCGAACTGACTACTTGCCCCGACCGTCCCCAACGAGTCCTTTACGGCCTCTGCCTTGGCTTGAACTTGAGCCATTGCCGCAGAGACATTTTGCTGCATGGCTAGGCCCAGGCCCGCCGCAACTCTGGCCGCTTCGTTCAGCGGTTCCGCGATAAGTTTGGCCGCGGCGGCCGTCTGCCGCATCTTCAATTCGGCGGCGTCGAGCCCTTGCTTTCCGACAATCTCAATCGCGACCGTGATCTGGTCGAGCGACTGCAACTTCTCGAACTTGTTGATGACCTCCTGCTCCTCCTTGCTCATTGCAGCGAGGAGTGACCTTGCCTGTTGCAGGCCGCCAAGGTCTGAGACGAACTTTATGTCCTTCGACGTGATTTTCGAGATCGCATCACGAAGTTCCGACACCTTGGCGAATCCGGTGCCGGTGACGCTGATGTCGATCTGCCGCTTGCCAAGAGACGCAAGGCGGTTCTTCAGTCCTTCGATGTCCTTAAAGGCTCCCTCGAAGCCCTTAAAAGACAACTTCATCGAGGACGCGGCCTGGAGCGCGCGCTCCATCTTCTGGAGCGGCGTGTAGATACCCTCGAAAGACTTCGAGGCGCTTGATGAGGCAGAGGAGAGGTTGCTCTGGACAGTCCTGGCGAACTTCTGGACGTCGGACGCCGCGGCATCCAACTTCGGCTTGAAGTCGCCAGTGTTCGCAGTGACGATCGCCGAGATTTTGCCGAGGTAGCCCATTTATAGACCCTGCAACTTTTTAAACTCTGCGATCATCTCCTGTTCGCCCTGCGCCGGCCGCTTGGCAACAGGCATGAAAGCAGACTCCTCTGGGATGTCCTGCTTCTTGTAGTTACCAGAGGCCGCCATCACGATCCGGCAAAGCCTCGCCGTCTGTTGCCACGAGTCGGGGAGCGGCCACCTCTGGTCATAGGCGTACCACTCGCTCAACTCTTCACTATCAACCTCCCGAAGGAGTTGTTTGACCGTCTTCCCTAGCGAGAGCGCTAGTTTGAAGTAGAAGCGTCGCTCGGGTCGACGGTCGAATCGTTTCCCAGTTCGTCAATCGCCTCGTTGGTGAAGGCGTTCAGCGACCATGCCTTCTCGAACAGACGATTGAGGACGAGGCTGGACTTCTTGCCCAGTTCCGTAACCTCCGCGTCGGTGAAGAGTCGCGCGCCGTTTTCGTCACACAGCGTGAGGACGAGGAAGCGGCTGCGGAAGTTCTTCATCTTCTGTTCCGAGTAGCCGTCCTCGAAGCAGTCGCGGTCCAGGCCGCTAATCGTCTTGATGTACACGTCGCCGCCCCACTCTGGGACGTTGACCTTGTCCAACTTGAAGTCACCAGCCGAAAGAATCGCTGACTTACTAAGAGCCATAAAACCCTCAAGGAAAAGAAACTAAACCTGCGTGACGCTGCACGCCAGATACGTTGATGAACCGCCACTCGGAACGCGGGTTGTGCTCTCGATCTGCATCAGCACTTTGCCTGCGATGATCATGTCTGCGACAGACGTTACGCCGCCGCTGGTCTTTATGAAGTACGCGGAGTAGTCATACTCACGAGGGCTTCCCCCAACGGAGTATTCCGGCGTCGCTGAACTGAATGAAGTGCCGAACGGAATGACGAACGTCGCAATGTTCGTAACCGTCGAATATGTGCCTGTTATGGTCGTCTTCGCGACGGCTGCCGTTGTAGCGCCCGTCACGACGTATGGCGACGACGTCACCACAGTCCCGCCTGTGGCTGATATCAGGTTCGATCCGGCCGGGTACTGTATGTTGTTGATCGACGCGAAGTCAGTGAAGACGGGCTGTGCCGTAATCCTGACCGCCGTCACCGTGTAGGTCGGGCCGCTGCACATGGTGGCAGTCGCCGTCACGTTCGAGGCCGATGTGATCGTGATGTCGTAGGAAGATAGAGCCATTGGGGCTAGTTGCCGTACCAATCAGTAGGCACGAATTTCATCGTTCCTCGAAACACGTCTCCGACAGACGCACCAGACGACGCCGACTCAAGGATCACGTTCTTGGACAGGCTGTACCCGGTAGCAGAAAAGGTCAAATTCCCAGGCTTCCCAACCATTGAGTCGATGTCCATTGATCCGTTTGTCAGAACAAGGAACTCGACAGTGATCGCGCCGCCCGTCTTCGCTCCCGTCGGCACTCGGACCATTGAAGTCGTCGTGTCGTAGAGTCCAGTGACGTCCGCTATTTCTGCCTGCGGGGTGTCGACAGTGACCCTTGTCACGCCGCCGTAGAAACTGCTTCCGCCACCTCTTGGCGCGAAACTGAACGTAGCGCCCTGGGCAGCGACAGCCCTGCCGGTTGGGGGCATGGGTCAGCCAATCGTTAGCGTGAGAACTGAATCGTCGCCTGCGACCGGATGATGTTTCCGACAGCGAACGTCGTGCTCGATGAAATGACGGTGCCGCCGAGTGCTGATACGCCCGGCGCTGTGAACGCGCCGGATGCTCCGGCCCGTGGGCCGTAGCCCATAAACTCCAGGGTCGCCTCGGAAGCCTCCCGCAGCGGAGCGGCCTGATACTGCTTCTGCGTATCGAGGAGCGAGGTCACGTCCAACTGTTCCGCGGAGTCGCGGACTGTGACGCTGGCACATGCGTAGGTCGACCCGGCGAACGTAATTCCGGTGGATGAAAGTGCGGCTGGCACGGTTTGCTACTCCTGTGTCGTGGCGTGGAGACTGTTAGGCGTTGGAGGCGCGGACGGTGGTGGTGAATCCGACGATCTCGCCTACGCGGAAGGAAACCTCGGACGACATGATGGTCGAGCCCGTGAACGTGATCGAGCCGCACGAGAAACTTCCGGTGCTGCCGATGGTCAGCGCTGCGCCGAGGTGGTTCACCGTGACGTCGGCCGCATCCTTCAGGCCGGCGATAAACGTCTTGTATCCGTTGTTGGCAATCGCCATGTCCGACGTTTCAATCGTCGGCGCGGACTCGTTAATCGTGACTTGCGTCACGTTCGCGACGGTCGCGCCAGCGACGGTAACGGCAACGCCCTGAGAAACAGCAAATGGCATATCGTTAGCCCTCTGATTCGCCCCAACGTATTTGATACAGTTGCCGCACTTCGTAGGCTGGCGGGAGTTGGGCTCCCACAGCCGACGGGTCTAGGTAGTCGTCCGTTTCGGAGACAAGCCTCATATCATGTATTGTACAACCGGCGAGTGTGCCGATTCGGCCATCCAGCGCAATCCGCACCTCGTCTGCCAACTCGCGGGCCTCGTCGTAGTTCTTGCCCCAGGTTGCTATCTGGAGATTTACTAGCGGCAGGAAGATTGGCCCCGCCAGCGTCGAGTCGCGTGTGATGTTCGCTCGACGGTAGACGCAGAAGGGCATCATGGCCGTCTTCGGCACAGCGACGGCGTAGACCTGAAAGCCAGCGACTCTGGCGACCTGGGGAGTCGTCACCAGCCGGAGCCAGATGTGCTTCTCGGGTGAGATTATCATTGGCCCATGATCCCGTTGATTTTGCTCTGAATGCTGTTGATCAGGAAGTTGAGGGCTTCCGATCCAGACTCCGAGATGGCCTGTTCCATCGCGTGCTTCGCCGGCATGGCCCCGTAGGTTTCGCCGGGGTGAAGCGTGACGGGGTGCATCTTGCCGCCCGTCTCTCCAAAATCGTGCGGGTAGCCCCGGCCCATGCGGGCCTGCCTCGTCGGCTCGTTGATCGAGCCCATGAGGTAGTAGTAGCCCTTCGACATATTGGCGAACTGGTCGTTATTGAACGAGCCACGCCTCTTCATCTTCCCGTTGATCATTTGATGGACGTTCAAGTACGTCCGGCGGCCTTTCGTGCCGGGCTTTCGGCGGTCTGTTCCGAATTCCACGATCCAGGCGTGATTGCCCGATTCGGCACCTTCCCGGCTCGCGCCTCGACCCGACTGATACGGACCTACGATGGCGAGGACAGCGTTGTCCTGCGGATAGACTCGCTTCTCGATCCTGACGGACTTGGAGAGATTCCCTGTGACGTTGCCGACCTTGGCCTTGTACCGCCGCTGAATAATCTTTGCCGCGTCCCGGCACGACTCGTACAGGAGTTTGTCGGCGTCAGCGCCGATGTCGTTGGCGAGCCGCCGGAGTTCCTCGGCCACCTCGCGAGCGCCGGACGTCTGAATCGAGACGAACGCCTCGGCCAGTTGCTTGCCAGAACGGCCGCCGAAGTCGCGAGGCGATCCCTGCCCTTGGTTGATCATGGGTCTTCCCTCGCCAGGAGTTCGTAGATCGTCCGATTCTCTCGTTCGAGGATGCTTGTGATCTGGAGTTCCCGATCCCGCCACACGAGGCGGTGCTGGTGAGTCAGGCCGGGGTATGCCCTGATGAAGATGCGATGAGTGACGATGACGCCGGATTGCTGCCCGGCGAAGTAGTCTCGGACGCTGACGCCGGCCACGCTCGCCCAGACCTCGCCGACCGTCTGGAACTCGACGGTCGCCTCGCCAAACGGGTTTTGCTGGTCGACGGGTGCCTGGATCGTCACCCGCTCGCGCATGAGGCCGATCTTCATGGTCACCCCACCCAGAGAGCGGTGTATGAGCCAGAGCCGCCTGGGGCGGAAACGGTGATCGTCGCCGTGGTCGGAATGACGGCGACCCGACCAGCCGGCACGTCAATGGCACCAGCCAGCCGTAGGACAGCGTTTCCGGTGTTCTTTACGGCCAGAGTCGACAGCGAGCCGGCTCCGACGATTTGAACGGCCGAGGTGGCGACCGTCCCCGTGATCGTCAGGGCCGAAGTTGCCGTCGCCATAGAGTGCTCGGAGAGCGACCCGATGTTGAACGTCGTGTCTGTCGAGTCGTGGTAGATGACGTCTGTGTCGATTCGGTAGCGAATGGTCATCGGTAGTTGACCCCCAGGCCGCTGGCGGCCAGAAGCGTGTCGAAGGTGTATGGCACAGAAGAGACGCCGCCGACGACTGCCGGCTGTCTCGACTCGAAGAGGTGTGCCACGAGCATGAGAATCAGGTGCTTGGCGACGGGGGGCACGCTCGTCCCGTCGGCCCCGTAGCCGGCCGTATACCGGACGATGACGCTGTTCTCGTCACCTCGGGTCGGCGGCCATGCCTCGGCCCATTTCGGAAAGATGCGGCCGGGGATGCCGCGACTGTCGACCTGAAAGTTACCGGCGTCGCTTGTGATCGAGGCCGTGGTTCCGTCGCCGTTTCTGTAGGTCACGGTGACGTTGGCAGCCGCCATCGGGGCTCGTGGCAGGACGATAGCCCAGACAGGGAACAGGTCGTAGCGGGCTTCCCAGACGGTCGTGCAGAGTGTGATATCGAGGACGTCCTCGACATACTGCCTCGCGACGGCGATGAGATTCTGGATGTATTCGTTTTCTGCGTCAGTGTCGATTCGACACTGCGACTTCGCCATCGCGAGACTGACGGGCTCGACGGCGGGATTTGTGACCCTCACCAAACTCCGGTACGGCGTGAGCGTGGAGTTTGGCGGGTGCGGAGTGCCGAAGATGATCGTATCCATTGCATTCCCTTGCTACTTGCGTGGCTTCTTCCCTGCCTTTGGCGACGCTTCGGCCGTCTCGATCTCCGGCTCGTCGACACTACGCTCGACCACCGGAGCCTTGTCCTTGACCTCCTCGATCAGTCCTCGGGCGATGAGGAGTTCGCACATGCCGCCCGGCCAATCCTCGAAGACTTGTCCCGGCTCGTAGGCGTCGAAGCCCATGAGGATGCGGACTTTCATGTGATGGCCCCCCAGGCTTCCTTGGGTGCCTTCTGTCCGCTGTTCCAATACTCGGTGGAGTGCTGTTGAATCTTGTTGCCGGGGGCTCCAAGACTCGGCCAAGTGACCATCAGTTCGCAGTGGCCGACGCTGATGCCGGTTGCCATGCCTAGCGTGTTACCGGCCTCTCGCCACTTGTTCCAGAAGGACACGTCTTCGTCGATGTGGCCGCCCGTGAACTCCCCGTCTTTGTTCGGAATCGCCTCGAACCAGGGCTTCGGCATCTTCTTGAGCGCCGAGGTGCGGAGGAACGTCAGGCCGAAGTGGGCGGTTCCCACCAGTTGCACCGGCTTGTCGAACCACTCGCCGCCGACCTGACACTTGTCGTCAGGTGCTACGCCGGGCATGGAGAACATGACCGCGTCGCTCTCTCGCTTGAGTTGCAGCGGGGCGATTGCGTCGACGCCGCTGTGCATCATCAGGGCGAGGAGAGCCTCGACCGTCTTAGAGTTGAAGACGGTGTCGTAATCTATCGTCAGGATGAAGTCGTGCGTATCAATCACGCTCGACATCCCGCGGGCGAGGCACTGGGACCAGTAGGCACCCGTCACCTTGGTAGGCGAGATGCCGTGTGGTGCCAGTGCCGCCGCCACGCACAGGAGGTTGTCGGTAAACCCGACGCGCGGGGTCGACATGACCGCCGCGACCTTCGCGTCTGCCTCAACATTACCAACACGCAACTTCATCGGTTCGCTCCTTTTGACGGGAGCGGGCGCGCTTCCTTGCGCCTTCACCGGCCGGTCATTGGCCGTCCCGCTTGAATCGGGATTAGCCCTTGACCCAGCCGATGCAACCGGCCTCGGCCGCGGTCGACGGAGCGTTCTCGCCACGCGAGAGACGACCCTCAACAGCCACCGCGATCGAAGCAGACGGCTGGACGCTGACCTTCAGGTAGCGCTTCCGCACCTTCGTGTCGATGTCCAACTTGACGATCGCCGTGTTCGCCGTGTCGGTCACGGCCGGGATCGTAAAGTCGGTGCCGCCGACGAAGCCGGTGACGTTCGAGTAGGACGAGTTGTCGTCCGACTCTTCGATCTTCAGCACGCTGGCGAAGGTGGTGGCAGCGTTCGACGCCCGAAGGACGGTGAACGAAGCGTAATCGTAGGACTGCGTATCGACGACGAGCGTCGAAACTGACGTTGCAGCCGCCGTAGGCAGCGAGGCAACGATCTTGTGCATCTGCGAGAAAATCATGGCTCTGGGTACTCCTTGGAAGATTTAGGTTCAGGACGCGGCGGTCTTGAGAGCGATCACCGGACCCGCCGTGGAGTTGTCGCCAAGCGAGTGGTGGACGATATCGAACCGCATCGTGCCCTGGAGGAGCAACTGATCGGTCGTGGCGTAGACCTGATCGTACATCCGCACCGAGAAGTCTCGGCGACGAGCGTAGATCGAGGACAGGCCCAGGTTGGCGAAGAGAACCTTGACCTTGCCGGTGTCAGCACCGAGGGTCGAGTCCATGACATGGACGAGGTTCACGGGGAAGCCGAGGAACGTCTCGTTGACGCCGCCGCCGACGCTCTCGACGGTGTTACCGCCGGCAGCGTAACGGAGACGAGCCATCGAGGACGCGAAGCCGGTCGGGCTGATGTACCACTGAGCGCCGCTGCGGGCGTAGAGTGGCATCTTGCCGATGACGTTCACGAAGTCAGCGACCGTGAGAGTCTCGAAGCCGGTGCGACCCGTGCCCGAGGTGACGACGCTGGCGGTCTTCGTGCCGTCGTTGACGCGGGGGACAGCACCAGTGATGCCGCCGTACTGGGAGGTGCCGTCACCGATCCAGCCGCAGAGGTCGATCTTGTAGGCGAGGCTCGTCGCGAACTCGGTGGCGACTGCGTCGGCCAGCGAGATCAGGGCGTCCTCGACAACTTCCGTCGACATCCGCGTGCCAACCGCCAACTTCTTGGCGATCAACTGGACGTTGGCGTAACTCGGCTCGCTCTCGGTGACGGCAGTGCCTTCACCGACGAAGTAGGCCGTGGTTCCGGTTACCCGCTTCGGAATGATCATCGTGTCGCGGCTCATCGTCACCTTCTCGACGCCCGAGGCGGCGAAGGTGCCGTAGTTTTCGACAAGACGAATCACGCGGGCGGCGAACTCTTCCGGCACGAGGATGCCACCAGCCGAGTTGCTTCCCTCGTTGAGGGCGCGGTTCTCGACGCCGTGCTCCTTGCACCACCGGATGTCGTCGGCGTTCTTGAACACCGCCGCCCGCAGCCATCGGCCGCAGCGGTAGGCGCTCTCGACAGCCTCGGGGCCGTCGTTGAAGGCCGAGAGTTGCGAGTGATGCGGAGCGATGCCCCGAATCTCGATCTTCTTCGGCTCGTCCTTCACCTCGGCCACGGGGGCCGCGGCAGGGGCCGGAGCGGCCTTCTCAACGACCGAACGAAGTTCGGCTTCCTTGGCAGCGATCCGCTCCTCGAATTCGAGGTCGGTCTTCACCTGATCGGCCTGGGCCGACAGGGAGAGAAGTTCCTTGGTCTGGTCCGCGCTGCGGTCCTCGACCGAGGTGAGTTCGGCCATGCGAGCCGAGATACCAGCCGCACGCTCCTGAAGACGCTTGAGATTGCTCGCCATGATTGGCCTTGCTCCTGTTGAAGCCGGCCAAACGCGGAATGCGGCGGCCGGCGGGTGTGTGGTTCCCGCAAGCGCGCCGCGTCGTGAATCCTCACGTCGCTCGCACTGCCCTACGCGACATCCATCGCGTAGCACTGTGTCTCTACCTGTAGATTAGCGTTACTGCTTGCTGCTCTGCAAACGAGTGCGGAGCAAGACAGCGTTGAGTTCCGCCAACTTGATCTGCGCGGCGAGCCCGTCGTCGTTCGCCGGCGTCTCTTCGACGACCTCGGCGACATTCGTCTCTTCGGCGACAACTGCCTCTGCCTCTGTTGCAACTTCTGCAACAACTGCCGCTGAACGCTTCGATTCTTCGCTCATCTTGCCCTCGGGGATGACCCACAACTTGCAGATTCCATTCTCCGAGATGCTTCCCTGCACCACCTCGCACGCACCGGCCTCGAAGAAGATGCAGTTGCTGCACTTCATGCCGCGTTCGGCGAAGGGGCTGACTTCGATGTAGTGGGCTCCGGCTGGGCCGCCCTGCGGCCACGGGCCGAACTCGTCGGCAATGCCTTCGAGCGACTCGGCGTAGGCGAGATTCGCAGGCGAGAGCGTGCCGTATTCCTCGATGTCATCGACGTCACGCTCCTCCTTGCGCTCCATCTGTGCGACTTTTGCCTCGCTCCAACGCTGCCCGGCAGCGCCAGCCCAGAGCAAAAACGCGACAAAACCCGGAGTCTCTTCGCCGGCCTTGTCCCAGCCGGGCCTCTTGTCGACCTTGTGACGAGCGTGCCACGCACGCATCTTGATGACTTTCTCTTTGGTCAGGTTCTCGCGGGATGCGATCTTCTTAGCCCAGGAGATCGTCGCCGGAACGAGCCCGTCGCCGCCGCGGCCCTCTTCGTAGAGTTTCAGGCCGCGCCGGCAGGCCGCAGCCATGCCGGCCGTCGGCTTCAGGCTCACTTCGCCCTCGCGGAGTTCGCAATCGTCGGCCGTGTCGTCTTCAGATGTTACGGAACCGCTGTCCGTTTCGATTTGAGCATCGGTTTCGTTACGCCGCTCGACCCACTTCTGGCCGCTATCGCCGCCGGAGAGGAGCCATTCGACGTGTGCCGTGGTGCCTGTCCAGTTCGCAGCCTTGGCCGCGAGACAACGCTCCTGCACTTCGGCGAGGTGAGCGACCTCCTCGACGCTGACAACGTCTCGGTTCACGATCCGCTCGGCGATCACGAGGAGCCTGGGGTCGATGTCGTCCCGCTTTTCGGCCACTCGGAGGCCGCGCCGGGCCGAGTTCGCCATCGTCTGATTAGGCCGATAGTTCTCGCCAAGGGCCATTTCGATGGCTCGGCGGCTCACCACGACGCTGGATGCGTCATAGGCGGGTCGAACGACGGGGCCGACATCCTCCAGAAGGCCAATCGAGCGGATTTCACGCCGCTTCATGCCCTTCTCGTCGGTGCTCCAGATGTCGCCGCCGTTCTTTCTGACCGCGAAGGCGAACGAAGACCCGGTGACGAGTCGCTCTTTCACCATAGTTGCGACATCTTCGGCGTCACGAGTCGCCGGAAGCGACATTTCGTAGCGCAAACCGTAGCCATCGACCGACAACTTGAGCGATCCGTTGCTGGAACGGGCGAGCAACTTGTTTTTGTCGTGGTTGTAGAGCCCGAGGACGTCAGGTTTCGACGAAAGCACGTCGTCGAACGCCTTGGGATGCACGGTTTCGATGAAACCGCCCAGGTTTCGGCTCTCGGAGTTGAAAACGGCCCCGTAACCGACGATTGTCGGCCGCTTTTCGCCGTCTCCGGCGTCTCGATACTCGACCGTAGCGTCCGAAAGGGTGATCCGGCGCTCAATTTCCTGCGTTGACATCGCCCACCTGATTTGTGAGGTAGTTTTCGAGCCCAATCTGGCTGATCACCAGACGAATTGCCTCGATGTTCGCCATCGAGTCTTCGCTTCCACGACGAAGACTCGCGAAAATCTTGGCCGAGGTGCTGTCGCCGAGGGTCGTGCAAAGCAGGAACCCTGATTGCTCCGCGTCTGCGGCGACCACATCGGTGTCGTAGTTGCTGTCGAGGATGCCCTCGAAGTCGTGGCGGGGCCACGAGAGGTGCTCGAAGTCGGTTGCCGGGGCAGCGTCGAAGAATTCGAGCCGCTCGGAGAGTGTTTTGATGTGGCCGCGCTCTTCCGCAGCATAGGCAGCCCACGCGACAGCCAGTTTCCCGTAGCCCCAGCGGCCAAAGTGAGTGGCCTGGAGGTCATACATCTCGGCCTGACCCCAATGGAGACGCAGCGCGAGTTGAAGTGCTTCGACAACGCCGTTAAGCGGGGCTGGCATTGGTGTTTTCCCCGTGTGCTTCGTACCAAGTTTCGATCACGGTTTCGTACTTCTGTCCGCTTCGGTGACATCCCAGAAGAATGTCCTTCGAGCGACCCATCCACGATAGCACGAAAGAGTCAATGTCGCGGCCAGTAGCATTCGCAGCGTCGCGTAGTTCCGCGCACATTCGCGTCTGCATCTGATCGAACCAAGCGGTGAGTTTCTCGGGCTTGTTGCGTCGCTCGATGATGCCGTCGGCCTCGGTGGCGGCGAGGCGTCGAAGATTCGTGCGGAAGATGACTTCGTTCGTGTCGATGCTTCGCGACTCCTCGTCTTCGACTTCGTCGTCCGACGGCTCGTCTTCCTGCACCGGAGGGGTGGGTCGCACCTGATCCTGGCTGGGCTTTTGGCCGGTCGGGTTGTCAGTGGTGAATGCTTCGAGGAGTTGCATATTGACCTGAACGAAACGCTTCTTGCCCAGGCCGTCCGGCAGCGGGTTGTAGCCGATCGCGGCGCGGTACTCGTCGACGTCGATGGCACCGTTATTGAACGCTTCGCGGAGGAACTGAGCCCGCGCCTGATAGTCGCCGGCGAGGAGAGCATTCGTGTCGAAGGAGACGAAATAGTTCTTGTCGTCCACCACGAGGTCGCGCCGGCAGGCCATTTCCCAGCGTCGAAGCCACGGCGTGAGCGAGAAAGTCACGAAGTCGATGGCCGACTGTTCGGCCGTCGAGAAGCGGACGTTGCTGAAATCACCGATCAAATGGGGCGGCACTCTGTAGACTCGACTCACATCCTCAAGTTGATAGCGCCTGGTGGACACCAGTTCAGCACTCTGATTGTCAACCGGGTCGTTTTTCTTGTGGAAGCCATACGGCATGACCACAGTTTTGAACGCTTTGTTCGGCCCCTGATGAGCCTCGTCCCACTGTTGCTTGAAACGCTGAATAGCCTCGGGCTTGTGAGGCTGATCGGTTTCGATGTAAGTGCCTGCCTGTGCTCCATTCCCAAAAAACGACGACGAGTGCAGTTCCGTCGCTCTAGCGAGGCCGATCGCGTCTCGGGATAGGGTGGTGGGCACAAATCCTGTGACCCCATCCGATGAAAGCCAGCGAAGATGAAAAATTTCGTCCTGTCGATACTCGGTGACCTTGATCTCCGGCTGGATCGGCGTGGTTGGCTCGGTGTAGTAGTAGCGGAGTTTGCCGTTCGAGAGCCGCTTGACCTCCATCCGCGAGGGGTGGAGCGGGATGAGTTCGCTGACGGCACCGTTGCGGCCCGGCTTGATGTACGAGTAGGCGTTGCCCCACAACAGGAGCCACGACTGCATGAGTTCGCGGTACTCGAACCCCGTCATCCACGAATTGGGCTGATAGCAGAGCACCTCGTGGAGGTGCTGCTCCTCGGCGATCTCCTTGCCGCCGCCTGGGAGGCGTCGATAAACGCCCATCGGGAGGCTGGCAATTGACTCCGAGAGGACGCGGACGCAGGCGAGAACCGCGCTGCATTCGAGAGCCGTCTCGGGACTGATCGTGACGCCGGCGACCGTTCGCCTCGTGTTGACGATCTCCTCGAAAATGCGAGAGAGGTTGCTCCGCATCTCGATCAGGTCGGCGACTTCTTCGTCTTCTCTTACGGCCATGTTGTGTCGCGGCGTGGAGGATAAGAGGTCAGAAGACCACCAGTTCGGGGGCTTCTTCGGGGCCGCGGGCGTCGCCGGAAGCGATGCCAATAGCCATCACGAGAGCAACGGCAGAGTCGATCCTGGCCGTCGAGTGAGAGTGAGCCTTGGTCGGCTTGATATTCCCGGCGTCGTCGGTGCGGACCTGAAGGTTCGACATTTGGTAGGTCAGCGCCGGGTTTCCGCCGTGTCGTAGTTTTTGCCCCAAAACGAGCGTCGACAGAAATTTAGTGGCCGGACTCATCGAGGCGTAGCCTTGTCCGAACGGCCTGACTTCAATCCCGTCAGACGTCAACTGCGTCGTAATGTGCGTGGCGTTCCACCTGTCAATGGCTACGGCTCGGACCTGATTCTTCTCGCAGAACGAGAGAACGTAGTTCCGAACGACGTCGTAATCGACAATATCGCCTTCTGTTAGTGTAACAAACCCATCTCTCGCCCATTGCCGGTACGGCGCTTCGTCCTTGTCAGCGTTGGACTCTGGCAGAAAGAGGTGAGCGAAGACATCGAACGTGCCGTCGTGGTTGCCGTCGAGGTCGATGCCCGGCCAGACAGCCACGAACGCGGTCGTGTCTTGGGTGCTCGACAGGTCGAGCCCGCAGTAGCAGGAGAGGTTGGAGGTGTCGCGAAGCGGTGCGTCGCACTTCTCGAACTGGCCTGTCCTGAAGAAACGGTTGGCTCCGTTGCTCACCCACTGATTCAGGTAGAGCGTCTTGAACTTGATCTCCTGTGCGACGCTCTCGCGTGCCAGATTGGCCTCGCGTTCGAGAAACTCTTTCCGCACAGTGATGTTGTAGTTCGGATTTGCCTTGGCCCAGGTGGCCTCCTCGAAGATGTCGTCGGTATCATCCGCAGCCCAGATACACGGCAAAAACGTCGGGTCGATGAGGAGTCCCTGTTGAATCTTCAGCGCCCGCTGCCACTCCTCGTAGCAGGGGCCGACGCGGTCCATGCCGGCTGTGGTGACGTAGATGACGAGCGGCTCGGCTCGCGCACCCATACCTGATTCGAGGACGTCGATAAGGTCGCGGTTCTTCTGGACGTGGAATTCGTCCACGATGACCACACTCGGATTGAAGCCGTGTTTGCCCTTGTGCTCGCTGGAAAGGAACTGAATCGTCGACTTCTTGTGAGGGACGACGATCGAGCCCTTGTAGATTTTGCATCGCTTCAGAAGGCCAGGGCATGACTCGATGTATCGAGAACACGCCGTGAACAGGAGACTCGCCTGCTTCCTGTCGCCGGCGGCGATGAGAATCTGGCCGCCGTCAGCCCCGAAGAATGCTTCGTAGGCTCCGATTACGGCACAGAGGGCCGTCTTTCCATTCTTGCGAGGCACCGCTACCAGAGATCGCTGATACGTCCGCAGTCCGTCGGCTCTCTTCGTGTTGAAGAGTTTGTCGAGGTAGTCGTCCTGCCAGGGCTGTGGCACGAACGGCTGCCCAGAGAATGGAGCCTCGGTATGTTTGAGCAACCGCGCGAAAGCGCGAATGTCAACCTGCGGCGGCGTCGCCAAAGAGTGCATCCACGGGGTCGGCGACGACCTTCACTGCCCCGTATCCGAGGCGGGTTCGGTCGGCTGGTGTAAGCCCCAACACCGTTTCGAGGTGTCGAAGTTGCTCGCCGCACTCCTTTGCCTGGGTCGCTACGCCCGTCGCCCGAGAGAATCGCAGGCTCCCGTCAGGTGCGGTGACCTCGACATAGGCGAGGTCGATGGCCTGGAGTTGCTGCGCGGCATACTCCCACATGACGTAGACAACGCAGTAGCGAATCAGGACGTGCTCATCCGTCTCGGCCAGCGTCCCCATCTTCGTCAGCCACTCGACGAGCCGGCCGAAGAGCACTTTGGCCCTCGGCTTCAGCCACTCGGGCGGCTGCATCGTGGTCGGCGCAGTCCCCAACTCCTCGCGGCCCTTGGCGTGCTTCGAGCCCGTGAGTTCGAGGATGTGCTTCGGCTTTGGTGGACGACCTCTCATGCCATATAGCATGACGGGGCCGGTGGCCGGCACGCAAAGGAGTGCAGCGTGATGCACCTGACAGGTGCATCAGAGGTCACCGCTGAAATCGCCTAGTTTTTGAGGCTTATTAGCACTTGGACAGTGGACAAGTGACTTGTCCACTGTCCATTGTCCACGGCTTTTGACGGCTCCGAGGCCACCCGGCGAACAGCCGGGGGGGTAAAAAGTTGGTTTTTGGCGGAACGCACGCATCTG